TCCAACTTCATCAAGATTAGCTACCGCCTGCAGCGGGACAGCTTCGCGAACTTGGAGCAGTTGATCGGAACGCTAATTGGCGAACGCCTTGGCCGCAAGATCAGCAACGAGGCCACGGTAGGCACGCAGCGAATGCGTGGATTCGTTCCACGCTGCCCCGTAGGCCATACGGCCGCCGGCGCTGCCGCCATCACCTACGCAGACGTTGTTGGCTTGGACCACTCGGTGGACCCCGACCACCGGCCCGGAATGTCTTACCAATTCCACGACGTGGTTCTGGAGCAGCTGCGGCTTTTGCTTGATTCGCAAAACCGCCCGCTATGGATTTCCAACATCGCCGCCGGAGCCCCCGACACATTCAACGGCCACCGTTATACGTTGAATCAAAAAATGTCTTCGACCATCACCACGACCGACAAGACGATGGCCGCCGGCGATATGTCGAAGATTAAAATTCGCCGCGTGGCCCCGGCGCTTCGACTCAAGAGACTCAACGAACGCTTCGCCGAGAAAGACCAGACGGGCTTCATTGGCTACACATCGGTTGACAGCGACGTGCTGCGACCGAACGCCAACGCCGCCTGCCCGATCCAAATCTTGCAGCAAGCGTAAACCCTGCCGACCGTTCCAAGGCCGAGACGTTAACCAACACCAACAACCACCCCAAGCGACGAACCCATGGCCACGAAACCAGCCGCCGCCAAGCCGAAGCCGCCCGCCGCCAAACCGGAGGCCAAGCCCAAGCCCGAGCCCAAGCCCGAGCCGAAGGGCAGCCAACAAGTGCGACTGCTTTGCGGCTTCACACGCTACGGCCGCCGTGGCTCAGTTGTGGCCATGCCCGCCGCTGACGCAAAGAAGTATCTGGACCGTGGCACCGTCGAACTAATCAAGTAAGACGCCGCCACCACCGCACGCAAACACCGCCGGCCCTGCAGCCGATAAAGGAACCCGAAACCATGCTTAACCAATTACTGGCCGAAGCCGTCCAAGTGGAAAAAGTAAGCGAGCCCGGGGCCGCCGGCAGCACGCTGATTTATACCGACGGCGTGGAGCTGACCGACGGCGCGGAGGGGGTCATGTTCATTATTGGACTGGGCACCGTCACCACCGCGCCGACTTTGCACGCCGAACAATCCGCCGACAATTCAAGCTACGCGGACTTGGAGGGCAGCAACGTGGCCGACATCGTCGACGGCGACGACGACCTGCTGTGCGTCTATGACGTGAAGCGCAGCGGAGCCGACGGCGACGAATGGGTGCGACTGGCGATCGACCGCACCGGCGGCAATGTCGTGATTGAGAACGCCATCGCAATCGTTTACGGACAGAAGACCAACAAGCCCGTCACCCAAGGCGCAGACGTGGCCAGCACTAAGCTGCTGCACGCCCCCGTCGAAGGAACCATCTAAGGCCCGCCCGACATCGAGCCCGCCGCGCCCTCTCACATGGAGGGCGCGGTTTTTTTTCATCCACCGCCAGGCCGCCACGCAATGACCGACAAGCCGAAGCCGAAGCCGCGAACGCCGCGCACCATCCTGGCCGCCCTGCTGGCCGAACGCCAGGCCGGCGGCGAAGCCTACGCCCGCGCCGATGAACTGCTGGCTCAGCTGCTGCAAAAGTGCGAGGCCGGCGAATTGATCGAGCTGGCCGACGGCCGCCGCTTCCAAGTGCACGACAACTTCACGAAGAACGGCCAGCCGACCAACAAAGCGTGGAAGCCCTGCGGCCTGAACCGCTTCGACCTAAAAGAGATCAAACGCCCGCCCGCCTCCAAGAAGGGGTAACCTATGGCCACGGCCCAGCTGCCCGACGGCGTAACAATCCATACGGCCGCCACGGAGGAAGTGCTAACGCTTGCCCAGGCTAAAAAGCATCTGCGTCTCACTCACGACGACGAAGACGACGACGTTTCAGCCTTCCTAACTGCTGCGCAAAAGTTTGTGGAAAAGCACACGCACCGTAATCTAGTGGTGGCCACCTTCTACTTTTTCCGTGACCGCTTCCCAGCCGGCCGCCGGCCGCAGCTGCTGCCGCTAGGCGAACTCGGAGACGTTACAGAAATCACCTACATTGACGCCGCCGGAGACGCCGCCACGATCGCCGAAGCCGCGATCGACTCAGACTACCGCGTGAACACCGCCGGCGAACCTGGCAGCATTCAGCCCAACTACGGCGCCACCTGGCCGAGTCATCGGATTGACACGCAAAGCGTCCGCTACACATTCACCGCCGGAGCCGCGACGGCCGCCGCCGCCGACAGCCAGGCCGTGCAGGCCGTCAAGTTGATGCTAGGCCATTTCTTCGAGAACCGCGAAGAAGTAACCGACGCCAAGCTAAGCCGCGCCCCGATCGCCGCCCGGCACCTGATCGAGGGCTTGATCTACGACGACTTCCAGAGCTACGAACCATGAGCCGCAGCAACCAGCGCGCCGGCCGCCTTCGGACCCTTTGCCAGCTTGAACAGCACAACGGAGCGATCAGCACGCGCGGAGCGATCGACGACGCCGCCGCCAATTGGATCAGCCAGGCCGAAGTATGGGCCAGCGTGGAGCCGCTGACCGCCGGCGAGGCCGAGCACGCCCACCAACGCCACGCGAACGCAACGCACCGCGTGGAGCTGCGATACATGCCTAGCCTAGCGATCGGCCCGCAACACCGGCTGCGAATCAAGGGCACCAGCCGGCTGCTAAACCTAGGCGGAGCGCTGGACATCGACGAACGCCGCCGCAAAGTGCGATGTATGGCCGCCGAGGAAATCAGCGACTGGACGCCGGCCGAATTGTCGCCCGCAGTTTGGCTTCACGCCGCCGACCTATCCGCGACCCATGAGAACGCCGCCGCCGTCACCAGCTGGGCAGACCGCAGCGGCAACAGCCAGGACATGAGCCGCCAGGCCGCCGGCGTGACCTTCGAGGCCGGCGAGCTGCCCGCCGTTGTTTTTGACGGCATCGGCTACATGAGCGCGCCGGCCGACGCCGCCCGCGCGGACTTCGGCGCCTGGCTGGCCGTGCTGACGCCTGGCAACGAGCAATCCGACGCCGTGGCCGCGTGCTTCGAAGACACCGCCAGCGAAAGCGGCAGCCTGGCCATGGGATTCCGCGCCGACGACAATGCGGCCGCCCGATACCGCGACGAAGACGTTCCCACCGCCGGCGCTTCGCAAATTATCGCCACCCACACCACGCCCGCGCTGCTAATATTGCACCGCAACGCAGACGGCAGCGCCGGCAGCTTCACGTACAACAACGCAAACCCCGCCAACGTCACCGCCTGGCCGTGGACGGCCGAAACCAACGAGGGCAACGCCGCCGCGATCAATTTAACCATCGGCGGCGCAGTCTATGACACCGGCGGCAGCCTCCAGAACCCATTCAGCGGAAAAGTGCACGAGCTGCTGATTTTCAACGACTGGCACGAGCCCGAGAAAATAGAGCAGGCCGCCCGTGACCTGCTGCGGCGCTGGCAGATCAGCTAACACCGCCGGCCGCCGCCGCCGAAGTTAAATACATGAGCACCGGCGCCACAATTCGAGTTGAGGGCATCGAGCGGCATTTCGCCGCCATCGAGCGACTAAGCACGCGCGTGGCCCGGCGAATCATCCCCAAGGCCGTTAGAGCTGGCGCCAGGCCGGCCGTGAACGCCAGCCGCCAGGCCGCCCCCGCCCGCAACCGATTCTTGCGCCGTTCGATGAATCTCGTTATTCGCCGCTACCAGGGCAGCGTGTACGCCGTGATCGGCCAGGAACGCGGCAAAACATTCAAGACCCGCAAGCGGATCAAATCCGGCGGCATCAGCGGCCGCAACATGGCCGCCCCGATTCACTTGGTTGACCAGCCCGTGGCCCCGCACGTGATCCAGAGCCGTGGCCCGTGGCTGGCCATCCAAACGCCGCAGGGCAAAACCTACCGCCGCCGCGTGCAGCACCCCGGCACCCGTGGCGCCCGCTTCATGCGAGCCGCCGCCACCGCCAGCCGACAGCAAAGCGAGAGCGCCTTCGAGCAGAAGCTAATCACCGAACTAGACAAAGAGGCCACCGGATGAGCCTAGGCGAAGACCTTAGAACCTGGCTGATTGACCAGGCCGCCGTCCGAGCGATCGCCGGCCGACGAATCCACCAGAACCGAGCCCCGCAAAACTACGCCGGCCCGTATGTTTGGTTCGCGCGCCGTTCGATCGACCAGCAGGACACCGCCCTGGACCAGAGCCCCGGAGATTTTACCGGCGGCAGCTTCCGCCAGCTGTTTGACCTAGAAGCGATCGCCGACGACACCGGCCAGGCCATGGACCTGGCCGAAGCCTTGCAGGACTTGCACACCTACCGCGGAGCCTTCGGCAGCGGCACCGTGCAGGGAATTTTCGTCACCGACCAGGCCGACGACTACACACCCAGGGGGCTAATGGCCGATGAGGCCTTAGACTTCGGAGCCCTTGACCTGCTGGTTGTGGGCTATCAGCCATGACCAATAACCACCACCGCCACCCCCGCAGGAGCCCGCCGCCATGGCCGCCAAACAAATCGCCCTTGGAACAGTTCTGAAAACCGATATTGCCCTAGCGGCAACTTTCGTTTCTATGACCCTTGTAAACCAAATCACGCCGCCGCCGCGCAGCCGCGAGGAAACGGAAGGCCGCGACCTAGGCGACACGCTAACCGTGCCCCTACAGGGCATCGAGGCCGTCAGCCGGATGGAGTTTGAGCAGTTCTGGCAGCCCGGCGACACCGAGCACGAGAACCTCGACACAATTTTCGATTCGAAAGCGGAGGCCGACTTCCAGATTGTGACCCCGCACAGCACGCCCGTCACGGACGAGTTCACCGGCCAAGTAACAGCCCTGACGCCGCAGGAGTTGACGGTGCAAGGCGCTTATATGCGCCGCGTGACCATCACCCGCACTAGCGCAATTACGCGAACGTAAACCCGCCGGCCGCTTCGGCCGGCCGACATCCCCCGACACCCCCGCCAACATTTCCGAGGAAATACCGATGGCCAAGAAGAAACCCGCCGACCAGGCCGCCGACCTAAAAGCCGCCCCCGTGCAGCTGCCGCCGTTAGATGACGCCGTGGCTTCCACCGCCATGGCTCAGCGTGGCCAGTTTGTGGAATTGCCGATGCCCCACGGCCTGGCCCGATTCTACGCGCTGCAACCGGAGCAGGCCGTCGGCTTCCGCCAACGCCTGGCCGCCATGTGGCCCGAACTAGGCGACTTATTGAACGCCGACGAACGGCAGCTGACGAACGAGCAGCGGCAAGAGCTGGGCAAGCTGCTGGGCTGCTGCTGCCGCGAAACGCCCGGCAAAGGCCGCCGGCCCCGGCTGCTATTTCCTGGCAACAAAGGCCGCGACTACATGGCCCACGACCTGCCGCCCGGCGGCCTTATCCGCCTGGCCGGAGCCGTGGCCCGCTTCAACGAGCTGCTGCCCGCATGATCCGCCACGCCGTGCATTTCACATTGACGCCGGCCGGCGCCATGGTGGCCACCCCTGACCGAGCCGCCCGCAACTGGGCAGCGATCGCCAGGCTAGAGGCCGCCGGCTGGCGAGTTGTCAACGTCCAACCGTACGCGCCCTTCGGATTGATTCAGGGCAGCCGCGTGCACCTCCGCCAAACCGACGAGAAACGCCCATGCCCAAAGACCCGCCGAAGCTGCAACCGCTCAGCCTGCAGCGACTGCTAGACACGATCGAAACCACCCGCGACGTGACCACGCCCAACGGCCTGGCCGTTCGCCTGCAGGCCATGGACCTGCCGCGAAAGCTGGACATCATCGAAAAGCTAGACGCAATCGAGTTGGACGCCGCCGGAGCGATCGCCAGCCAGGCCGACGCGCTGGACTTCGGCCTCCAAGTGCTCAGCGTAACCATCATCGACGAAGACGACGCCGCGACCTTCGACAGCGAGAAAGGCCGCAAGGCCTTGGCCCAACTGCAGGTGGCCGACCTTAATTTCCTGATCGACCAGGCCAACGAATTAAACGGCCTCAGCGGCGACACAGCGGAAAAAAAAAGCGGCTAGAACGCAGCACCCTGCTGCAGGTGGCCTTCGAGCTGGCCCTGCGTCTAGGCTGCCCGCATCCCCGCCGGCTAATCGACCCGCCGTGGAGTTTAACCTGGGACGACCTAACCGACTGGCTGGCCTTTTATCACTGGCAACCCTTCGGCGAACGCAGAAACGACTGGAGAAATGCAGCGCTGGCCGCCTTCCTGACCGATGAAGCAGGAGAGGCCCCCGCCTTGACCTGGCCGTATTGGACCGACGACGGCAGCGACCTGGCCGAGCTGCCGGCGGCCTTCGACGCCTTCGAGGCCCACCGCCGCCGCTACCACCTGGCCGTTTAGGAGCCGCCGCCCATGGCCGCCAAAACCATCAGCAAGCTAACGATCCTGATCGGAGCCCGCAGCGATAAGCTGCGCAAAGACCTGCAACAGACCAACCGCAGCGTCCGAAACTTCGAAAAGGGCATCGACCGCACGCAGCCCAAGTTAAACAACTGGGCAGGAGCAGCCAGGCGAGCCGCCGCCGGCGTGCTGGCGATCGCCGGAGCCGTCGGCGCTTTCTCATTGGTAAAGCTGGCCGCCGACGCCGAAACGGCACAGGTGGCTTTTTCGGTGCTACTCAAAGACGGAGCCGCCGCCGCCCAGCTGCTAAAGGATATTCGCGAATTCGCCGGCAGCACGCCGCTGCAACAGGGCGATATCATCGACTCCAGCCGGATGCTGCTGGCCTTCGGCGAAAGCGTCGACGAAGTGCTGCCCACGTTGCGACGACTTGGAGATGTTGGCAGCCTGACCGGCAACCGATTGCAAGACCTGGCCGAAATTTACGGCAAGGCCCGCGTGCAGGGAACCCTGTTTGCCGAAGACATCAACCAGCTGACCGGCCGAGGCATTCCCGTTATTCAGGAATTTGCGAAGCAGCTAGGGGTGTCAACTGGCGAAGTTAAAAAGCTGGCCAGCGAGGGCAAGATCAGCTTCGAGAATCTGCGGCAGGCCTTCATTGACTTGACCAGCACCGGCGGCACGTTCGCCGAAGGTATGGCCAAGCAATCCGAAACGCTGGCCGGCAAGTGGTCGACACTCAAAGACCAGGCCGCCGAGCTGGCCCGCATGATCGGCACCGCGCTGCTGCCCGCCATGAAGGGATTGGTGGAATCGGCCGGCAAAGGCCTAAAGGCCGTGCAGGGCTTGAGCCTTGGATTTGTGAAAAACGTGGTACAGATCGCCGCATTTGTCACCGCCGTGGCCGTCATGCTGGCTGTTGTGCCCAAGATAGTGCGAGCGATTCGAGCAATCATCATCGCGCTAAAATCGCAAACCGTGGCCCAGATAATTGCCAACAGCACAACCCTGGCCGGCGCTGCAATGACCGCCGCCGCGCTAGGCATCGGAGCAATCGCCGCGAACCGCGCCGGCCGCAGCTTTGACAAGCTAACGGAAGGCCTCAAAAAGACCGCCGGCGAAGCCGCCAAGACCGCCCAAGGGGTGAAAAAAGTAACCACCACCGTGGAGGAAACG